GCTGTACTTGGCGCCCAGGGCCACCCATTGGGCCGATGCGATGCGGAGGGTGTCCTTGTCTCCGCGGAAAACTAACTGCACCACCCGGCCGTTGCCGTTGTTGTCGTAGGCGCGGCTGACCTCGATGTACTCGAAGTTGTTTGGGTTTGGTGAGCCTTGGAGTGTTGCCATGTTATTCGACAGCCTGAGCTGTTCTGCCGGTGTTTACTCGGATTGCACGGGTCTCGTTGGTCTGGATCTTGATTTGACCCACAAGGGTGTTAACCCATCCAGGAGGCGCTTCCGTTGAGAACATTGAGGTCTCGCGTTTTACCCTGCTGTCTATTGTGCCAATGGCGCCGCGTTGGATCGGTAATGCCTCGAAACTTCTGTTAACGTCCTCAGGTGAGGCAAACGCTTCTTGAAAGCTGGCTTTTAGAATTGATCCCTTGCCTCCCAGTGTTTGAAAGAAGCCAAGTAATCCGTCTTCCATTGTCTCAGCATCTTTAGCGGCACGCTCAACTGCGTCTGCAAAGAAGTTAATCTCAGGAACTGCTGACAGAATGATGGTCCGCTTGATCTCGTCTACGCGATCAGCCAATTTTCCAATAGAATCGATTTGCTCTTTTGAGATCAGATTGATCGGACCGATCTCCTTGATCTTGGCCATAGCACCCGCGGCCTTGAATGCCTTCTCACCAAGAATTGCGATCATGGCAGCCTGAGTCTGTGCGCTGCTGCCTGCATCCTTGTGGGCCTGGCCCATCCTCGAGATCAGGTCGATATTCGAGATGCTCTTGTCGTTAAGTTCAGCGACTGAAAAGCCAAGCGCTTGGAAGTATTCCCGGGCCTTTCCTCCCTCCTCAATAGCCTTGAGACGCTCCTGGCCGACTGCTGTGATCGACTTGGCCATGGCCTCGAAGGAAACACCCGTTTGGCCTGCCAGCACCTGGAGGCGCTGGACGTCGTCGGTGCTAATGTTGAGCTGCTCGGAAAGGTCTCCGATGGCGTCGACTGTCTCGACCACCTTTGAGACAAAAGAGCCAATGGCAGCAACAGACAGTGCCGCTCCTAACTGCATCCCAACGGATGACCGGAACTTGTCGGTCACGCTCGAGGCTCGTTTAAGGCCGCTTTCGTAGGCCGAACCGTCCAGGCCGAGCTTTGCAATAAGTGAGAAAATGGCCATTTGTTAGTTCCTTACCGTCTGCTGTTCTTGACCCAGGCGCCAGAGGGCATCGTTCTTATCGTTCCACAGCTCGACCTGACCGTGCATTTCTGCATTGGTCAGGAAGAACCTTTCGGCATCGGTCACCGGCATATTTAGAACCGTCTCCTCGGTAAATCCAATGTCGACCAGGCCAACCAGCAGCCTTTCGGGCCAGGGCATAGCGGCCTCCCTGGATCTTGAACCTGGCTGCCTTAAAACCTCGGGGCAGTCGGATTTGTCGCCGATCCACTCCTGGAGGATTTGGCATTCCTTGACCAGGTCGGACTTGCTGACCTTCTTGCGCATCAGCCGGAGAGGCACCCACCGGAACACCGAGGCCATGGTTTTGATCGACTCCTCGGCGGATTGGCTGCACACGACAACAGCCTCGACCAGGTCGTTGGCACTGGCCCGGCCTCCGGTGACGAATGGCGATCCCAGACGATGCAGCAGGATGGCGTGGCCGACAGTAAAGGGCACCATGCGGAGCCCGATCACCATCGGACAGGGCTTGGCTGTTGCGCTTAGGATGGCGGCCAGGCTGCTCACACGTTCAGGGCGACAGCGGCAGCGGTGGTGACGTTCTTAAATCTCTTCACGGTGATCGAAACCATAGCCTTGCCGCTCTGGGTCATTTTGACCGAACCACCGCCGGCATAGATGAACCGGCCGCTGTTTAGCACGTCGGCTACACCCATCATCTTAATCACTGGAGCGCCGGTGATTGAAACCGTTCCGTTGACCGGAGCCAGTGAACAGAAGGCCAGGGCAGCGGCTGCATTGGCTCCAGATGGGATCAGATTCAGGTTAAGCGTCACCCGCTCATTGTAGCCGATGTGACCCACCACTTCTCCACCGCTGTTGCGAACCTCCTCGGTGTCGGCTTCGTGAGTCAGGTCGTAACTCTCAATCGACGCCAGGGCCGTAAATATAGGGGTTGAGTTATCGGTGTCTAACATGGTCACCGAAGCCGGTGAACCGAATTGGTATGCGAGTCCTTGTGAATTAGCCATGTGTGTGGGTGGTTAGGTGGTTGCCGAACAGTAGAGGGTGAATGTCCTGGTGAACGTCCTGGACCGATTAGAGATTGAGGATGCACCAAAGTCCAGAGGGGCGGCGAATTGCGCCGTAAATGGGCCGCTGGCGTCGTTTGCTGCGGCATCGAGGGCAGAGGCCCCGGTGTCGTCGAACAGCGGCAGGATCCGATTGTCGAGCACCTGGACGGTGGTCAGCACAGCAGCCTCGTCGGTGTCGTCGGCAGATAGCTGCAGCTCGACGGCGATCTCGATCTCACAGGTCAGATCGGTGCGCTGCATTGGCCTGGCCGAGTTGGTCGAGACAACCAGGCGCGGGAAGTTGGGCATGACGTCCTGATCGTCGGGGTCGTCGTAGAGGCCGCGGCTGTAGGACGTCAGGCAGGTGGGCGTGCCGGCGCCGGAGGCCGACCAGTCGGCGGCCGCCAGGTAGTCAGCGACTGCAAGTTCAGCTCTTAGGGCGACGGCGTTCATTTGATTGAGATCCCGTTGTCTTCAAGAACCTTACCGTTAGCCAGGAGGGCCTCGGTCATGTGGTTGATCATCTCCGTCGTCTCGTCGTCGAAGGCCTTCTGCATGGCCGTGTTGTAGATGCCGGCCACCCGGTTGTATTGATTGTCGGCCACACCGGCAGTCATTACCACCGAGGCTGTCGGGTTGAAGCCTGGGACAGCCTGAAATCCTCGGGCCTTGGTGCCCTTGTGCGTGGCGACGTTCTCTTCGTTGAGGCCGTACTGGTTAGCAAGTGAGACCAGGGCGGCGTTGGTCTGCTTCGGCGCCTTGTAGCCGGGAGGCTTCGACAGCGGTTTCCACTTGGCGCTCTGAAACTGGCTGAATCCCTTGTTGTACACTCGGATCATCTTCACCACACCGGATCGAAGGTATCCGACCGACCCGATGGCCTTCCGCATCAGAGCCGAGGCTGCTGCCTTCATCTCCTCGCCATAGAGGCCGCGGCGACCGCCCTTAGCTTCCTTCGACTGAGCGATGAGGTGCACCCGGCGAAGGATGCGGGACTTGCCGATGCGCTTGCCTGTCTTCTTGCTCTTCCGGTTGATGTCACCGACCGGAGTCCCCAGGTAGTCGGCGATCCTGCGACGCTCCTGGCCCGGGCTCTTGGGCGGCACCAAGACGAACAGTCGGACCATCAGGTAAAAGAACCGGCTGTTGATGGCCTTGTGCAGATCTCGGGAGGTCGTCAGCAGATACTGCTTCATGGCAGCATCGAACTTACTCGAGTCGACCGTCATGTTAACGACAGGCCTCACTTGGTCTTGGCCCCCAGTTCCAGGTTGTAGTAGGCGCCGGAGGCATCCACACGGCAGGACAGAATGCGGAGGGTGCGTCCCTGGTAGACCAGAGTCCTGCCGACCACCGGCCGAGGCTTGCAGAAGGTCAGGGCGATGCGGTCGGTGTTCTCCTGGAGGATGAATAGGCCGTCTTCCTTGAGTAGCCGGGAAAAGGTCGTGCCCTGGTCGAGCGTGTAGAGCGTCGAGTCCATCGAGACCAGTGTGCTGTCGCAGGTCTTCCAGTCGGAGAACATGACCAGGATCCTCGATGTCACGTTGTCTTGGAACCCACCGGAGATGGGCACGTTGGCATCGTTGACGGCAGCCGGGATGCAACGGATCGACGTCCCTTCCCAGATGAACATCGGCGCCCCCAGCATCTGCTGGAGCACCGCCATGCCCTGCTGGAGACTGGATCCGATGGTGGTCATCAGGTGGTGAAGTAAGTGCCGGAGACTATGAGCCGGCTGGTGGCCTGGAGATGGGGGGCTAGGCTATCGGCGGCTCCGGTCTCGAAGTGCGACAGCTCGAGGTAGCTGGTGCCGGCGATTAGCCTGGCGATGATGGCGGTCTTGGCCTGGTTGGTTCCGTTGGTCAGCCACACCGCTGCGGCGGCCTCGTAGGTCACGGCGTCTGGCAGCGACAGCCGGAGGTTGCCTGTGGCGGATCCGCTCACCGAGTTGACGGTGACGTCCGCGGTGAAGGTACTCACGCATCCGATGGTGGTGTGTCGGGCGGTGTTGGTGGTGATGGCGAAGGTGC